GATCACGAAGGCGAAAGGCATTCGCCGCGTTCTTGATCTAACCGCGCTTGCAAAGCTGATCGACGACAAAACAAAAAACAAGCCACGCATCCATGTCTACATCGAGCGCGTCGCCTCCATGCCGAAACAGGGCGTGGCCAGCATGTTTTCTTTCGGGGAAAGCTATGGCGCGATCAAAGGGATTATCGCGGCCAACTATCTGCCCATGACGCTCGTCACGCCGCAGGCGTGGAAGAGCCAGCTCAAAGTCTCCAGCAACAAAGACGACGCCCGCTACCGCGCTAGTCAGCTCATGCCGCGCTTCGCGCACCTATGGCCGCGCCGATCCGACGATGGCCTTGCCGAGGCCGCGCTCATCGCATTTTACGGACAACATTACGGGGAGGACGCATGATCTTAGCCAATCGGTTGAGGCTTGAAAACCTGACGGACAAAACGCCAAGCGACATCGCCGCATTCAACGTGGAGGAGCTGGCCCTTCTTGTCGAAGAATTGGACGAAGAAAAGTCGCGCCTCAAAGCGTTGGACGACAGGCTCTCGCTGGCGCTTGATCTCAAATATGCAGGGGTCGCGCACAACACACGTCAACGCGAAGGAAAGGACACAGGCACGGCGCGTTTTGCTGATGGCGCTCCAAACGGAATACAAGGTTTCGGAGGCCGCCTACAACGCGTGGCCCAAGGCCGTGCGCACTTTATTCGAAGCCGCGCGCGCGGTCGAGACAGGCAAGTCTTCTTATCGTTTCGAGAGAAAAGATGGGAGGAACAGCTAATGGCTCTTTCCATCGTCACGGCCCAAGAACGGCTGGCCACGGCCAATCTCAAAACGACTATCGCCATCTTCGGCCCCTCCGGCTTTGGCAAAACCTATCTGGCGCGCAGCCTGCCGCCGCAAGACACGCTCGTCATCGATCTGGAAGCGGGCATGAAATCCCTGCAGGATTGGGGCGGCGACAGCATCCCCGTGCGCACCTTTCCCGACGCGCTCGATGTCGCGTGTCTGATCGGCGGCGTTAATCCGGCTGCCGAGGCCAGCGGGTTCTTTTCGCAGGCGCATTACGACCATGTCTGCCAAAAATACAGCGATCTTGCCGCCGTTGTGGCGCGAAAGAAGATCGTGTTTGTCGATTCCATCACGGACATGACGCGCCAAGCAATGGCTTGGGCCAAGACGCGTCCCGAAGCCTTTTCCGACAAAACGGGCAAGCCCGACACGCGCGGGGCATATGGCCTTTTGGCTCGCGAGGTGATTGGCCTGCTCAAGCATTTGCAGCACGCATCCGGCAAGACGGTGATCTTTGTCGGGATCCTTGAAGCAACCTTAGACGATATGAAGCGCACGATTTGGATGCCGCAAATGGAAGGCGGCAAGGTTGGCCGCGAACTTCCCGGCATCGTCGATCAGGTCATGACGCTTTCGCTTTTTGACGAAACGCCTGACGGCTATCGCCACAATCCCGATTGCGGCCAGACGCGTCGTCTCGTTTGCCATGCCGTCAATCCGTGGGGTCTGCCCGCCAAAGACCGCTCCGGTCAGCTCGGCCTGACCGAGGCAGCCGATCTCGGGCAAGTCCTCGCCAAACTCAACGCCATTTCCACACAAGCCTAGAAAGGAAACAAAATGACTGCGTCTTTTGATATGAACGATGTCGAACCGCAACGCGCCTCGGAGTTGATCCCCGATGGCACGTTTGCCAAACTGGTCATGCATGTGCGCCCCGGCGGCGCGGACGGATCCTCTCCCGCCGATCAAGGGCTGCTGAAACCTTCCAATGCGCCTGGCAGCGACGTTCTTTTTCTGGATTGCGAGTTCACGGTTGCCGAAGGGCCGCATGCGCGGCGCAAGTTTCGGCAAAGCTTTACGGTCATGGGCGGCAAGCCCGACGACAAAGGCCAATCAATGGGCTGGAATATCAGCAAGCGCATCTTCCGCGCCATGATCGATAGCGCCTGTGGGCTTGATCCCGCTGATATGAGCGAGGCGGCCAAAAACAAACGACGCCTTGAAGGCCTGTCTCAATTGAACGGCATCGGCTTTATCGCCAAGATCGGCGTTGAACCAAGCCGCGATCCCAAATATCCGGATCGCAACGTGCTGGATCGTCCCATCCTTCCCGATGAAAAGGAATGGAAGATGGTAACGGATGGCCAGAACGTACCGCCGTCTCCCTCACGCCACCGCGCTGCGCCCGCTCAGGGGCAAGCGCAACCCAACCAGCCCGCATGGTCGCAGGGACAGGCCGCTCCACCTCCAGCGCCCGCATGGCAACAACCGACTTCCGCGCCAGCCACAGGAGCTATGCCTGCGCCCGCTAAAGCGGAAGGTCCTGCATGGCTCAAGGATTAAGCGCCCTCTCGCCGGATGACGCATGGCGCGCCTTTGTGGTGCGCGAGGCGGGAAAGGAAATCGGCCAATGGCTGGAAGGACGCGGTCGCCTGCATCATCCCATCGCAAGGCTCACGCTGGCCGAGCTGACGGTGATGGCGGACAATGCGATCTCCCGCTTCATCGTTCTAGCCTCGGAGCGGATAGCGCGGCGCGACCCGCAGGACGATCATTTGACCCGTTTCTTGTGCAGCGACTTCCCTGCGCCCTGTGCGGGCGCGAGTCCAGAGGCTTCATCTTCGATCAAACCGTCGCCAAAACGGGCAAAGGCCGCTGGAAGCTCTGCTCCATGCGTTGCCTCGACGGCTGGAGCCTCCTCCTGCGCCAATCGGGAGGAGACATGATCGACAAGACCTCCATGGAGAAGCAGGCAATCAAGGATGCGCGGCGTTATCTCGCCGAGGCTTTGACGGAACTCAAGCTGATGGGCGCGTTTCGGAACTGCGCGCCCGCGCAGATCGATCAAATCATCGAAGCCTGCGTGGACGGGTTTCAGGCGTCGATGCAGCGTCAAGCCAATCAGAAGAACCCGCTCGATGATGAAATCCCGTTTTAAGAAAAAGGAGCCGCTATGCTTGATCTCAATCACGGCTCTGGCTGCGCCTATGCCTCCGTCAATCCCGCCGCTTTGTTCGCCCAAAGCGTCAATGACCGTATCGACGCGGCGTTGTTGCTGGAACACAGCGCGAAACCGAAACGCTCCTATCTCGGCGCAAGCGGCATAGGCGAACCCTGCCTGCGGCGACTTGTTTACGCGGCTACGCACACGCCGGAAGATCCCGACAAGACAATCAAAGGGCAAACGCTGCGCATTTTCGAGGCAGGCCATGTTTTTGAAGATCTGTCGATCCGCTGGATGCGGATTGCAGGGTTCGAGCTGCGCACGCACAAGAAAAATGGCGGGCAGTTCGGCTTTGAAACGGCGCAAGGGCGCGTGCGCGGCCATATCGACGGCGTGATCATGGACGGTCCGTTCATTGGTTTGGCGTGGCCCGCCCTTTGGGAACATAAGGCGCTTGGCAATAAGGGTTGGACGGATTTCGTCAAACGCGGCCTGCAACTCTCCAAGCCGATCTATTGGGCGCAGGTGCATCTTTATATGGCCTATATGGAACTCGGCCAATGCCTGTTCACCGCGCTCAATAAAGACACCGAGGAACTATGGCACGAGGCCGTAATTCAATCGCTAAACCCCCAGCTCTGCTGGGGCGACTAAAGGAAGTTATACAGAAACGGGAATATAAATCTCCTTGGGAACCGCGAAGCACCCAAGGATCAAAGACTGGTTCCTGCACCGCACGAAACAGCAGCAGGTCTTTCGCGTGATGGGCTATGCTGGCACGGGCAAAACGACCGTCATCAAACACACCGCCCGCGAACTCAATCTCAATCAGCCAAAGGACGGCGGGCGTTACGGCGACATCCTCTATGCCGCTTACACGGGCAAGGCCGCGCTCGTTATGACCCGCAAGGGCACGCCAGCCTCGACCATTCACAGTCTGATTTATCGCGTCTCGGATACGTCGCCGCAAGAGATCGAGCGGCTGCAAGAAGAAATCGCCGTCATCCGCGTGTCGCTTTCCGCGCTTGCGGGCGAGGAAGAACTGTTCGCCAAGGCGCGTCTGCGCCGCCTCGAAACGCGGCTTCAAAACGCGCATCAGCCGAGCTTTGTCTTGAACGCGGAATCGCCGCTCTGTGCGGCCAAGCTGCTTGTGCTTGATGAAGTCTCGATGGTTGGCAAAGAGATGGCGCAGGATCTTTTGTCCTTCGGCAAGCCTATCCTCGTTCTGGGCGATCCCGGCCAGTTGCCGCCGATCAAAAGCGAAGGAGCGTTCGTGGACGGCGTTCCCGATGTGATGCTCACGGACATTCACCGCCAAGCGGGGGAAAGCGCGATCATCCGCCTCGCCACCTTGGCGCGACAAGGATCTTACATTCCCTACGGCAAGCACGACGATTTTGTCTGGAAGATGCGCGTGAATGACGTTGCGCCCGCGCAAATGCTAAAAGGCGGACAGGTCATTTGCGGGCGCAATCTGACGCGCCTTTGCCTGAACACGGCGCTCAAGCAGGCGGATGGGTTTCCCGCCATCTATCCCGAAGGCTGCGGCGAGAAGATCATTTGCCTTAAAAACCGCAACGATCTCGGCATCGTCAACGGCATGTTCTTGGAACTTTCCGACCTGCGCGACGAGGATCATCTGAGCTTCAGCGCAAGGATCACGACCGAAGACGGCGAGGAGCTTGATGGTCGCCACTCTTTTTACAAAGGCCATTTTGACGATCATGTGCGTCTCGACAAAGACCGTCTGAGCCGCGATTGGCAACAGGTGCGTCGTCTTGTCGAAAGCACGTGGGGCTACGCCATCACATGCCATAAGGCGCAAGGCTCGCAATGGGAAAACGTCATCGTTTATGACGACCATCTGTGTCGCAGCGAAGACGATCAAAGACGCTGGCTCTACACGGCCATCACCCGCGCCGAGAAAGGTCTGGTGATCCTTGATTGATTTTAACGAGAGCAAACCTTTCGGCTCCTTTGGCGCGCGCGTCGATCTGGATGCGGTCGTTGCGCTCCTGCGCGACAGAGCCTCTTTCTGGGTGCCGGATCATTTTCCGTCCGGCCAAAAGAAGGGCAAGGACTGGCGCGTGGCCAACATTCAGGGCGACGCGCCTTTTAAACAAGGATCCTGCTCGATCAAGCTCGAAGGGCCTCACGCGGGCGACTGGTATGAGTATGACAGCAGCAAAGGCGGCGGCCCCATTGGCACGCTCGGCCATGCGACGGGACTGCGCGGACGGTTTCTGATCGAATATGCCGCCGAGCTGTCCGGCTGGAAGGTCGGCGACAAGAAGCCCGCGCCTGCGCGACCCGACAACCAAGCCAAGAACACGCAAAACGAAATCCGCTTTATCCTCTCCGGCTGCCGCCCTGCAGCGGGGACGTTTGCGCAAACCTATCTTGAAGCGCGGGGGCTTTGCCTGCCCGACACGCAGGATCTTTTGTTTCATCCCGATCTCGCGCATTGGGAAACCAAGACGGGCTATCCTGCATTGGTGGCTCTTGTGCGCGACGTTCAGGGTCAAGTCGTCGGCCTTCATCGCATCTGGATTGCCTTGGACGGCAAGAGCAAAGCGGACGTGCCAAAGGCCAAGATGATGCTCGGCCCCGTGGCGGGCGGAGCCGTTCGCCTTGGCAACGCTGGCGGCGAGATTGTCGCCGTAGCAGAAGGCATCGAAACAGGTCTCGCCGCTCTGCAGGCCATGCCTCAGCTGCCCGTCTGGGCTTCTTTATCGACAAGCGGCATGGAGAAGCTTTGTCTTCCGCCAACGCTTCGCCGCGTCATTTTGCTGGCCGATCACGATCAAAGCGGCGCGGGACAAAAGGCGGCGGAGATGGCCGCCGAGCGGTTTGTTGCCGAAGGTCGGCGCGTTTGGATCGCGCTGCCGCCCAAGGAAGGGGAGGATTTCAACGACCTTCTTGTGCGCGAGGGCAAGGATGCCGTTTGCGCCGTTCTTGACAAGGCAACCGAATACAAACGCCAAGCCCTCCCGCTTGCGGATGCGCCCCAACAACAAGACATCGAACACCCGCCGCACAAGCCCTTCGGGTTTAAAGAAGACGCTGGGAGCATTAAGCCCCAGATCCGCGCCGATGACGGCGATCTCGCGCGCGTGGCCGATCAATGCTGGTCCATTCTTTACGCCTCCAATGCGCCGCCATGGCTGTTTCGCCTTTCGTTTCGGCTGACATGGGTGGATCTGGACGACAATGCGCATCCCAAACCGCAATTCCTTACGGAAGACCGGATGCGGTTTGTGCTGGCTCGCTTGATCGACTGGCGCAGGCAGGGTAAGGACAAAACCGTCTCCGCTCATCCGCCGCAAGCCGTCATCAAGGACATTCTGGCTACGCCGCACACAAATCTTCCTGTGCTCGGCGGGATCGTCGGCACGCCTGTGTTCGGCCCAGATGCGACGATCCTGCAAAGGCCAGGTTATCACAAAGCGGCTCGACTTATCTATGTGCCACAGGCAGGATTTGCGCTGCCCGCCATCGCAGCCCATCCTTCGCCGGAGGATCTTCGCGCCGCCCGCGATTTGCTGCTCGATGAGCTGCTCGGCGATTTTCCGTTCACAACCGAGGCTGAACGTGCCCATGCTTTGGCGCTGTTGCTACTACCATTCTTGCGTCCGCTCATTCCCGGCGCGACGCCCGTCCATCTGATCGAAAAGCCGACCCCCGGCACGGGCGCGACCCTTATGGTCGAAGCCATATCCGAGATCGCCACAGGCGCGCGCGCCAGCGTCTTGACCGAGGCGCATGACGAGGATGAATGGCGCAAAAGGCTGACGTCCGCTTTGCGCGAGATGCCGACCTTCTTGTTTGTCGATAACCTCAAAGCGCGTCTCGATAGCGCGGCTTTGGCAGCTGCCGTCACGGCCCCCTCATGGGAAGACCGCATCTTGGGGCGCAGCGAGATCGTCTCTTTCCCCGTGCGCTGCGCATGGGTGGTCACAGGCAACAACCCTGCGCTCTCGAACGAAATGGCCCGCCGCGCGATCCGCATCCGGCTTGATGCCCGCGTCGATCAACCGTGGCGACGCGCCAGTTTCCGTCACAAAAATCTCATGGAATGGGTGCGTGAGAACAGGCCGAGCCTTGTCGCCGCTTGCCTGACGCTGGGCCAAGGCTGGATCGCAGCCGGACGGCCCGCGCCGGAGCAAAGTCTCGGCAGCTTCGAGGAATGGGCGCGCGTGATCGGCGGCGTTCTGGGCGTGGCAGGCGTTCCTGGCTTTTTAGGCAATCTTGACGATCTTTACGAGGACTCAGACGCGGAAGGCGCGCTCTGGCGTGATTTTGTGGGCGCATGGTTGGAGCGTTTTACGGATTGTGAGATCGGGGTCAGCGATCTTTATCAGCTTGTCCAAGATCGGGACATCGCGCTCCCCTTGGGCAAAGGCTCGGAGCAATCCCGCCGTATCCGCCTCGGCAAGCAGCTCGCAAAAATGCGGGATCGCGTCTTTCAGATCGAGGACGGCCCCTCTGTCACGCTGCTGGCTGGCAGCCTGCGATCAAATGCCAAGATGTGGCGACTGAATGTTGGGGGAAATTCGGAGTGCGGAAAACACTCACAACACTCATTCCCGCAATCAAAGCATGGTGAGTGTGTGAGTGTCGCAAATCCACACTCACCCCAACACTCACGCGAAAAAGCTCTTTCAGATCAAAAGGCTGATGAGTGTGGTGAGTGTGGTGAGTGTTTTTCCACCCTATACGCGTGCGCGCGCGCATGCGCGATTAACGACCCCCAAAAACACTCACAACACTCACAACATTCACTAACGACCGAAAACCAAAAGGATTTTGGCAGTGAGTGTTCAGGTGAGTGTCAAAGCCAACACTCACAAGCTCCTGCCTTGCCCTCATGGCTTGAAGGCATGGGCGATCAATTCTCGCCCGCTATGGCCGAGGCCATCGCTGCGCAGACCGCGCCCCAGACATCCCCAGCAAACAAAGGAGGAATGAACGATGAGGACTGATTTAATCAAATCACGTGACGCGAATATCTACTGGCGATACTCCCACACGAACCGCGTCTATGACGTGCGGGTGCGGGATCGGTGGCTTCACCACGCCGGAAGAAACACGGATCGCGCTTTTGCAATTTGCCAAGATCGACGACTGTCAGTGGGCGCGCGACATGCTGGAGGCCCGCACCTACGGGAGGGTCGCATGAGCAAGGGCAAGAACCTCACCCCCAAAGACGTCTCTGACCGCATCGATCAAGCGGCGCACACGATGCGCAAGTTGCCCAAGGTTGCCGTGAAGGGGTATTTCAACGTGTGGCCCGCCATCGTCCGCGAAGCGATGGAAGCGTATGGCTGGGACGAGATGCATGTCCATCCCGGCCCGCCGTCGGCGCGCCAGATCACGGAGATGGACGAGGTCATGCTCTGGCTCATGTGGCTCGAGCGCGACGAGGTGCGTATCGTTTGGCTGCGCGCGAGCGGTGTTCGCTGGAAACGCATCGGGCTTGAGACAGGCTGGTCGGTGCGCAAGCTGCAGTACGATTGGCGAATCGCGATCATGAAAATCGTGCATCGTTTGAGCAACCCGAAGGAGAAAATCACGCTTCCCTACACGCGGCATATCCAACGCGGATAAACAAAAATGCGCAATCGCCCTTTAAGCGATTCATTTAATTGACAAACCCCGTGCGCATTTTTGTTCTGCGCGGTTTGCGCATTTTCCGGCATAGTTTTGATTAGGATCAGGAGACGCACGCTCACACGACCCCCATCGCTGCAAGATAACACACCCCTTTGAAATCAAAAGGTACTCCCTCGGCCTTCAGCGTATGCTGGCGGCAAGAGCGCAGGACTTCGCTACATGTAGGGGTTGAAAGCGGGAAGCCGCCCCACAGGTTGTGGTTTCGAGCGTAACCAAATTATCTCATGGAAAACAAAGAGTTAAACCGCCCCGTGGAGGCGGATTCCTGCCTGGACTCCTGACAAAGGGAAGCCAGCTTTTCCTAACAACAGGGGTTTGATTTGAATGGTCTGGCTTTACCTGCCGCCGGAGGCGATTTCGCGTGCCCAAAAGGGCGCGTGTTGTTCGGCCTCTCGCTCTGCGCGGGCGCAGGCGGGCTCGACCTCGGCCTCCATCTCGCCGTCCCCGGCTATCGAACTGTTTGTTACGTCGAGCGGGAAAGTTTCGCCGCATCCACGCTCGTGGGTCGGATGGAAAACGAGGCCTTGGATCGCGCGCCTGTCTGGGACGATGTTAAAACCTTCCGAGGCAAAGCGTGGCGCGGCGTGGTGGATATCATCCATGGGGGATATCCATGCCAACCGTTCTCGATTGCAGGCCGTCAACTCGGCGACAAAGACCCGCGCCATCTCTGGCCGGACATCGCCCGCATCGTCCGCGAGATCAAACCGCCTCTCTGCTTCTTCGAGAACGTCGGCGGACATTTACGATTGGGGTTCGAACAAGTCCACGATGACCTTCGACGCATGGGTTACCGCGTTAAGGCAGGCTTGTTTACGGCGGAGGAAGTCGGCGCGCCTCACAAGCGTGAGCGATTGTTCATCTTGGCCTACAGCGAGGGTGTCTTCGGCGAACGGGGCATCACGCAAAGAGATCTCGGCTGGGAACCCGAAGGGCAGATTGGAAGTGAGCGCGGCGATGTGGTTGACCCCGCGCGCGCAGGAGACGAGCGAAAAACAGGACAGTTTCCTCAAACGCAACGGCGACCGGACGGATCGGTGCTTCGGATCTCTGACGGCGCAATCGGCGTTATGGCCGACAGCAACGGCAACGGATTCTCTCGTGCAGCGGGCGCGGTCACCGGAGAAGATGATCCGCAAGGACGGGCGCAATGTTTTGCGAACGCCGAGCTTGGCGGAAACGGTGCTGCAGCCGGAGGGGTTTCCCTACACGAAGCAGGATTTGGAAAAAGCCAAAAGCGGCGGTCGTTACCGGATTGCAAAGGTTCAATGGCCGACACCGCGCGCGCAGGAGCCCGGCAGCACAAGCGTGGATCACGGGCTCAGCTTGACCGAGGCCAGCAAAGCATGGCCGACGCCTCAATCGACGGATTACAGGGAGCGGGGCAATCTCTCGAACCCTTGCATTCAAAGGCGAATGGCCATGGGGAAGCAGGTCAATCTTTCCATGATGGCGCATCCGATGGCTTACCAATCTGGCCGCCAGCCCCTGCCGACCATGACGGATGGGAAGGAATCCCAGCCAGTCTTAAACCCGCGATTTGTCGAATGGCTGATGGGATGGCCTATCGGGTGGACCGACTCCGACTTTGCGGCAACGGCGTGGTGCCGTTGGTCGCGGCTTATGCGTTTTGCACTTTGGCAACTGAAGCCATCACAGAAACCGGAACAAAATGACCTCTTCAGCGACGCATAGTCTTGCCAGCAAGATCGAGCTTTGGGATGTGGAGGCTCTTGTGCCTTATGCCAACAACCCGCGCACGCACTCGAAAGAACAGATTGCAAAAGTCGCCGCGAGCATAGCTCGCTTTGGTTTTGTGAATCCTATTTTGGTAGACGCATCGGCAAACGTCATCGCGGGCCACGGACGACTGCAAGCCGCCAAGCAACTCGGCTTAATGCAAGTGCCTGTCATTATCCTCGATCATTTGAGCGAGGACGAAAAACGCGCATACGTCATCGCCGACAATCAACTGGCCCTTGAAGCAGGATGGGACGATGAGTTGTTGAAAACGGAACTTGGCGCGCTTGCCGATTTGGACTTTGATTTATCCGTTATCGGTTTCTCGGATAAAGAATTGGCAGAGCTTTTGGATGGGCTAGATGGAACCGAAGGCAACACGGATGACGATGCCGTTCCGGAAGCGCCAGTAGAACCGAAGACAAAGCCCGGTGATGTTTATGTTCTGGGCAACCATCGGTTGCTCTGTGGCGACAGCACCGTCCTAGCCAATGTTGAAAAGGTTCTTGATGGCGCTTTGGCGGATATGGTTTTCACGGATCCTACCTACAATGTGGATTACGGCAATACGGCCAAGGACAAGTTGCGCGGCAATGACCGCAGGATCATGAACGACAATCTGGGCGAAGGGTTCGAAGCGTTCC